TAGGTATTTTATAACCCACCACCAAAATAATGCTCCCAATATTATCATACCTAAATATATAAAGAAATTAAGCCAATTAACCTTCATTATTAAACCTCTCTTTAATATCAAAATACTTTTCTATTGATTCTATGATGATCCCTGCTATGAGAAACACACCAATCGTAGCTAATAATGTTGTAAATATAATTTCCATATTAAACCACCTTTACATATAATGGATTATAAGGCGATGAACCAAGACCACCACCAAATCCAGTTAAAACCAATAATGCTATTATAATTAACATACCTATTATAAGGCTTTTAATATCTATATTCATTTATTCTCCTTCTGTTAGTTATTATATAAACTTACCTTTTAAATACTCTATATTATAATCTGGATAATATTTTTTAATCTTATAAACAAGTTCTTGATATTCCCAAACTCTTAACTCAGTTAAATCTTCAACTTCATTAAGTTGTTCAATTCCGTATTCACTCCAATATAAAACATTATCTTCAATTTTATAATAAAAGTCATCTAAATCATCAAGTTCTATAATTTTCATTTTTTCTCCTTTTTTAGATTTTGTTTTCTTGCTTTCATTACTTTTTCTGTAATAGTTATATGAGAATATAAGAAATCTCTTTCTTCTTCTGTTCTTATAGGTTTTTTATTAATAAAATCAATAAACTCTGTAACTCTACCCATTTATTCTCCTTTTATTCTATCCAACCATTGTTGAACTATATCTTTAGGTTGAATTGCTTTTTCATGTTTAACGGCTTCATCTTTACTTAAAAATCTCTTGCCGTCACTTGTTATCCAAATCTGTGCTAATTCGTGTGTAATCATAATTCTCCAATTTTAAGAGATAGTGTACCGAAAGGGTGTACCAAAGGTAGGGAGAATGAATAAAAAACCTACCACCTATCTCTTTTTATACTCCAACAACCAGTCATTCAATTCTTGTACTACATAAATCTTTCCTCTATCCTCTTTAATTACTTGTATATCTACTTCTACAGAGGGTTT